CCTGGTTTTAAACCAGAAAGAGAAATTTGCATAAATAAGACGGTTACAGGTCAAGATCAACGCACACTGTGTCATCTCCTGCTGTTGAATAATCTCCTACTGTGATTGGGGAATTGGTGAGCTCAGAGACTAAATCAACTAACAAGGTAGTTAGATTTGGCTTGGTAACAGATTCTCTATACACTGAAGCCTCAGATGGAGCAATGCTAGCTGAATCAGATAACCTCATGACAAGTTTATCTAACTCAGATTGAATTAGTGGGAAATAGAACTCATTATCCATCTCACAAATCATCTTCAACTTAGAGGATATCTTTGAGAACATAGGCTTGCATTTCAGCAAAAACTGATTTGTTGAGAACTCACCTATAGCTTTAGTCTGAGTGGGGTGAGTCCGTAGGTAAAGTAGCCGCTCAAGCCTGCTTCTAGATTCCAGGAGGGAGTCTCTGGAAAATCCAGTGAATAAGGACAGGTTTTTATTTATCTGCATTATGCTATTTTTGAGCTCCTCCTCTGATAATGCTGCAGCTTTAGTATCAGTTCTGACGCCGGTCATCAAGCTTATAGACTCTTCCTCAGCTTCAAACACTTCTTGATCTTCTTCTGTAGCACTCCTCATCATTCTATCTTCGTTTAGGACTAACGATATTACTTTCCCCAATATCCCAGGCATAGAGTAAGTGGAGTTGGCCTTAAAATCCAACACATTTTGCCTGAAAGAAACTCCATTAGTGTATGCTTTGCTCAATATGTCAAGATTAGAGAAGCACCTATTTGTAGCTGGCATAATTCCATTGTCTCTATTTATTTCAGGTTCTCTTTCTTCCATTAAAATCCTGATAGTGTCCTCTAAATTTGAGTCATCGATTTCCAGCTCAAAATCAAATTCACTAGAATTTTGTTCTTCAACAAGAAAGTCATCTAAGTCATCCCAGTTTATGTCTATGTTTCCTGATATCATGTTGCTAATCCATGCTTCTTCTTCTTGGGTTGGTTCTGGCAGCTCTAGTTTTGGCTGCTGGCTCACTTTTTCATCTTTTTTATTATGACCTAAAGAAAAGAATCTCCGGATGCAGTGAATCAAATTAGACACATGCCATCCGGAGGGTGATCTTGCCTTATCCAGATTCCTTAAATCTTTCAAGCACTGTGACTTGCTCCCATTTAGTATTCTGGACAATTCATGCTGAAGCTCTGTTATGCTCATGGGTTCTGAGTTATTCCAATTGGAGTACTCCTTGGACTCATCAACCTTGAATGCTGGGTCCCACTCATATGATAGAAACCTATCTGTTAAAATGGTAATGAGCTGGCCTCTGGGAAATACTGCCTTCAACCTAATCAGATTGTTAGATGTTTCTATAATCCACTCCTTATCTTCTAGCTCGTCAAAAATTTGGATTTTGAGATCTGGCTCAATAATTAGGGGTATAGCCTTCATTCTGCCTCTACCACCATTAATCCTACCATTGAAGGATAACCAATGGTCAGATTCTTGAAAGGTATCAGGGAAGCTAGAGCAAGTGGATTCAATGAAATCAACTAGACTAAAACCCAAATCAGATGCATTTGATATCTTGTTAATGGTTATTCTAGTACAAACTGAATCATAAAATTCAATGACACAAGATGAATCTAGGATTTTACCTTTCCATTCGCCATAACCTTTCCTATTCCAACCCCATCCTGATTGAGATATGGTAAAGAACCCAACAGCTCCTAACCTATCCTTAAGAATATCCTGGATTAGCTTTGATTTCCTAACACCTTCAATGGATGACCTCATTATCTTAAGCTTCTTCAACCTGTGAGGAACCTCATTGTTCAACAAAATCGGAGAATTCATCAGCAAGTTAGTGATACTGATTATCTTGGTAGAATGAGGCATCCAGTGGCTACAAATTGAAAAAGCTTCTGATCTAATTGAAGAGACAGAAGAAAAATCTTCTAATTCATCTTTCAGGTGCAGCTTTGTACTAGGCCAAAACACCCGGGACAGTACTGATCTTAGAGACCCTCCTTTAGCAGCTGAATCCAACAGGGTTATCTTCCTTGGCCTCTCGTTGAGGGAATCAAGGAAACTTCTCAATTGGACAGCGGACATTTTCAGGCCCTTTTCAGTTTCTGATCTGGATGATTTTAGGAATGGATACATTTCTTGAGCTTGCTTCCACTTTCTTTCAACCTGAGATGAACTTAGCCCTGTTCTCCCACCTCTATCTGGAAACCAAACTTGTTTGCATAACTCAACTATTGAGACATCAAATGTCTCTCTCTCAATTATGGTTATCATGTGCTTGTTCCTAGATCTCAATTTTACATTTTGCACTGACAGGTTGTTGTTGAAAGATTCCAGAGTCCTGAGTAAGTCCTCGTATTCTTTCGAGTGTATGAAAACTGTGGAAGCTGGCAGTTTCTTTCCTGTAAAAGATGCTACATAGTTGTCTATCAGGGCCTGCAAGAGACTAAGTTTTTTTGTTCCACTAGATGTATGAGTAGTGAGACATGGTCTTGAGATTAAGTAAGCTGATGCAGATAAGATTCTGGCAGTTGCTGAATGTCTACTCAAACTTTCTTTAACCCCTGGTTCAAAAACCTTCATGTAGATCCTGGTTTGACTCTTCTCCCAATTACCTTCGGGGTAGTAAATTAGCTCAGGCTCCCTTTCTGCAGCTTCTAAAAGTAGCTCCATGGTTGGAATATCCATGCCCTTGACTATCTTCTGGAAGATTTTATGGTTGCCAAACCGCAACTGGACTTTCCTCAGATCCCTAGAGATTGTAGCATCTTTAACATCTTCTTCATACATATCCAGATCAACTTCTGGTAATTTCCCTCTTGAAATGCCATAACCATAATTGGTTCTCTTAAACAGAACATATAACAAGAAATTCAACCCTGGCATGCCAGCACTGAAATCTGAATCCAGGGGAAAGTATCCTAGTGATGGATCCTTGCACTGCATCATAAGATCTGCTGTTCTTGAGCTTAAAGAATGAGTTCCAATCCCAATCATATGGTAGTGCATCCAAGATTGGCAGAGCTGAACTACAGCTGTTTCAAACACTGATCCACCTCCTTCCAACACCGTTGTGGCTGTGTTGTAAAAATTCCCCACCCTGTCTATGAATTTCTCCACAATTCCCACTTCCAAGCAGGCGGATACCCATCTGAAGGTTGGTTTAAATGTTGTTTTCCGAATACTCCATTCTGAGTTATATTCAACTAGATCTGAGGATCCTATGCAGGATTTTTCATAGCTAGGATATATGGAGACAAATCTAGAAACTCTTTCCTTCCAGTGTAGCATGATCGATCCAAGCTTAAGTAACACACTTGGTCTTTTCCCTGATAACGTAATTAACTCCCCTGAATCATCGCTTCCTTGAATAATTGAAATGACTGATTCAATCTTCTTCCTCCTAAGATACACCTGCTGGATGATCATCATAGACACTTGCAAGATGCCATGAAAAAAAGAGCTAAGATAATGCAAGATTCCTTGCATCATTCCAGATTTAATGACCATTCTGTTTTGCTTAGCCACTGGAAATATTCCAGTTCCAGTTTCAAACTCCTTTTGCATCCTTTTGTATGTTCTATTAGATTCAACATTCTGGTTTGATAGAAAATTAGCTGCAAATTGGATAGGAAAGACTATAACCTTAACTGTCCAAAACCACAATATCCTCAAAACCCCTACTATAAACATTGGAGGGAGAATGGCTGTTAAGGCTGCTGCAAACTTGGAAGGATGGTTTCTCTGACACCACTTTGAAGCATCAGCTGATTTCCCAAGGGTTAGCCTTTCAGATGGCAGTTCTGACTCAGCTAGGTTATAGTGTGTCTTAACAAAGTTGTCCTTCAGGCTTGGGTGAGTTAGGCTGTCAGAGGGAGTCATATCACACAAAGTTCTGGCTATCCTTTCAACATACAGTTGTATTAGTCTAGCTTTGAACTCAAGCACGTGAATTTCTCTATCTCCCCCATGCTGTGGTTTAGGAAATATGTCACTATAAAAAAAGCCACGGGCCTCTATATCAGATAGAGCCCAAGGGACTAGCTGAATAATGTGGTCCACATCCTTACGACCAGTGTCCTTTAAGAATTCTTTCACACAGTTTGTTAAGGATTCCATGACCTTGGGTCTAGACTTCACTTCTTCTGGATTAGCTGTTATCAAAGCCTCTTTGATCTCAGCTGTTGTCAATCCTGGCTTTAAGCTAGGCAATATTAGATCTTTATCATAATTCCTAGAGCTGACCTTTAGAGTAGCTACTTCTAGGAAAGAAACCCCAGCTAATTTCTCTATGATATTTGTCTCCATGACCTCCTTCCAGGAGTCTCCATATCTATCTTCTAAATGCTGCTTATAAAAAAAGATTAAGGTTTTAAGCAGAGAGGTGTGTGTTTGATTGTCTTTCACATCTTGACCATCAGTAAAAACAGGGTGATTATCATCTCTGTACTTATATTCTTGCTCAACAATTTTCTTCATGATTTTAAAGTTGCGATCAGCCCCTCTTCCTCTTTCTTTAGAGATAACGTAACCAAAATAAAACTCGTTCAGCTTCTGTCTAAATGTCAATGGCTCATCACTAAAAATCCCTCTTAACCAATCATATTCTAGAGTAACCACACCACTCTCTTCTATTGGGACTTTCTTAGGACTGCGCTCTGAAAATCTCTCTATCTCCTTGCAAGTTCTCTTAAACAGGTAACAAGTTAATCTACTTTTATACATCTCTGGGAGTCTCTTAACAAACTTATAAGGATTTGGATTGAGATCTTCTAAAACACCCATATTTAGGTATCTTTGGTTAGTCATTAACTCTTCAGAATCTGTCTTATTGTTAAGAAATAGCAAATAAATTCCTGAGATAGTTTTACTTACATGCTTAGTGAAGATGGTCACCTCATCAATAGGGACTTCCATGTTAGATTGTAAGTGCACCAGTATGGAACAGAGGTAGGGTCCTGATTTCACAAAATGTTCTATTGTAGGTTCATTAAAAGAGCACATATCAGTGAAAATGTAGTTGTTGCTTTCAAAAAGGGATGGGCCTATTCTGCCAGTTTCCCAGGATTGGTATTGAGATTTCGGAAAGGCAAAGCTCACAAAGGTATGGTCTCCCACACAGCGTACTATCATCTGAACATCCCCATACCATTTTTTGTAAAAATCAGCCCGTTTTATCCAGTACTTATAACAGTAACAGATTTCTGTAAAGAGTCCTGTCATTAGGGATGCATGGGATATCAGCTTGGTTTCAGAGAACTTGTCCAGTGTGGTTAAACTAAGAGGGGTTTCATCTGTCCATAGGTTTTTTGCATCCTGCATTAGCTTAAGAACGTCTGGCGATATTGATCTGAACCAGTTTGATTCAAGAGGTTCCAGATTGTCTCTGTTTATAAAGTCTTCAATGTCATTAGTGGGAGCATTAATCGGGTGGAACCCCTTCTTTGATTC